GATCTCTTTATCCGATAAGAACCCCTTGTAGATGTCCCTATAAAAAGCCCCCATCTGCTTCTTGCAAAAGTCTGCCCGAGATTCCAAATCTGTTCCTTTCCCCCTAACCTCAGAACTATAGTAATGGGCCATGAAAGAGGAATTTGGTTTGACTATCTTTTTATCCCCAGCAAGAAAGATGCACGAACCACCAGAATACGCCCCCCCATTTAAAATCGTGGTCACGGTTGCCTTTGATTCTCTTATAGTATTTACTATTAATACTGTGGTATCAACAGAACCCCCGCGACAATTTAGAACAAGCTCCACCTCATCTTTCTCTGACGCCTTGTTCAAGAGGTTTACCAGATCTAAAAATTCCGGGGCTTCGTCATCTATGGTGTTCGGAAAAACGACAAAGTATTTGTACCCAATCGGAGTCTTTGTTATCGTCGTCTTGCTCGGTTTTGGTTCTTTCTTCTCCTCTCCTTGCCCAATCATTTTACTAAGTTAGTCTCCTTCTTTAGTTTAAGTTTGCTTACCTTTCCTTTGAAATTGGCTTTTAGTTCGGCCCTATTTTCAGCGATAAATTCGTTTAACATCTTTTGGTTCTGTTGGATCATCTGATTTGACTCGGCGAATCTCTCTCCTCCAGAGGGGGTCATCAAATGCCATGCATTTGCCCCCAAATCAACACCAATCTTGAATCCTTTCATGACCGCGTTGAAACTGAAGAGGGTTTCTTCCCTATATCCGTGCTTTGTCAGTCTTGTTGGCCAATACTTGACTTGTTTATGCACTTCCCTTTTGATGAGTGCGCATGATCTGAAATGGTCAGCTGGTACGATCTTGTCATCTGTATATTCTATTCCACAGTCGTCACCGTCATATACTATTTTATCTCCCTCGAAACATACTTCGTTTGCCTTTTCTACCATCTTGGAGTTTCTAATAAATTGCGGGCCCATTGTCGGAGTTACTCCGCTTGCTATATCATATCCTGCTTTTATTACTTTTAACATTCTTTCCAGATAATCCTTTGCAAGAATTACATCATCATCTACTCTTAAAATATACTCATAATCCATTGACTTTTCTGCTAATACGTGTCTGGCTTTACTTACTCCATGATTGTATTCTGTTCTTTCTACACTAATTTTATGCCCTTCTAATTTCATTCTTGCGATAATCATATTTAAGAAATGATAATTATTTAATGGAGTTCCAGACATGTCATCCAAAATAAAAATATCGAACTCTTGGTGCGTTTGGGTTCTTAAACTTTGCAGTAATAATGCCAGTTCACATGGTCGATCTCTTGTTGCTATGTCTATTGATATCATCGGTTGTGTTTCTTCTTGAATTTATTTCCCATTTTGACTACTAACTCGTGGAAGTCTCCTTGATCTTCTACATGGGATCCTGTTCTGTGATGATTTACTGAAAAGTCTGCAATGATTATCTTCTTTCCAGCATTGATAACTCTATACGAATAATCTATGTCGTCCCCTACTTTAAATGTTCCATCTAATACTCCAATCTCTTTTCTTGTTTCTTCTGGGATGTACATGCACCAGGTTCCAACCCAATAAAGCCCGTTTAAATAGTCTGGTCCGCTCAATCCCCCACCATTTACACAGGTTATTATTCCAACATTTGGCCCTTTCAATTTCTTTAATTCTCTTAACCAACACTTTTTATATAATCTTGGGAAGATCACGTCATCATGAATTAAACAAACATCCCCTTTGGCTTTTCTCATGCCGAAGTTGAATGCTTTAACTAATCCGGCTTTCTTTGTATGGTATACCTCTATGTGTTCATGATTGTTTGCATAGCTATCTGCCAATTGTGCAGTTCCATCTGTGCTTTCTGATTCTACTATTATCAATTTGTATTCTTCATCCACTGTTTCTAATATAGACATCATTGCTTGTCTGAAAGATTCTTTATTATTTCTTGTGGGCATTATTAATGTAGTCATCGTAAACCTCCTTTAATCCATCCATCAATTTAATTTCTGTCTTTTTAAAATTCAAATATCTTTTCTTCTTTTCATATATTTTTTCATCAATAACATTTTTTTTCTCAGAACATACTTTCATTATCTTTTCTGCAAGTTTCCTTATTGTTATCCATTCACCACCAATTTCCTCTATATGATTTGGGTATTGACACGCAACAAAGATTCTATCTAATAACTCTTCCACATGAATAAAACTACGCATAGATCTTCCATTCCAAAGAATTATTTCTTTTTCATGCAGTATCTTTCTAAATAAAGCCATTATAACTTGTTCTTTAACTCCTCTTTTTCTATCTCCGGGACCATAGATATTTTGTGGACGCACTATTAAAAAGGTTATTCCAGAATTCAAGATTAATTCTTCAGATAAATTCTTGCTAATTCCATAAGTATTTTGTCCTTCTGTAGCACATGAACTTGAAAAATAAACTAAGTTCACTTTTTTCTTTTTACAATATTCTACAATGTTTAAATCGATCTTCATGTTGTTTGATAAGATGTCGTACTTGTAATTGTCTCCATTAATATAATTTGCTCCTCCGACATCTGATGCGAGATGGAATATCAAATCAAACTTCTCTTTTATTTTTTCTTTTGTTAAGTCCATCTTTTTGAAGTTCTGCTTATATTTGTTATTTACTTTATCCACACCAAAAACCTTAAGTCCCATTTTCTCAAGTCTTCTGTATAGATTGTGCCCTACAAATCCTTGACTTCCAGTAATTAATACTTTCATTTTTTCTCTCCTATCAACATTTGTTCTTTAAACAACCAATTACTTGGTACTTCTTTTATTTTAAAATGCTTTTCAAGTTTCTTTACCCACCACTCTTTTTTCTGTTTAATCTTATGTGTTGGATCTGCTTCAAGGTTTGGATCACCAAAATATGGTATTGAAAAGACATAGTTCTTTCCGTGTTTAGCAATATTACCCAATGTTTTATTTAATTCTTCTTCCTCTAAATGTTCCAGGACATCTATCACAAGGACTAAGTCAGATTCCGGGAGTGTCAAATCATTAGTTATATCTCCCCTGATGAGATCCAATGAGAACGGATTCTTTAATGTAGCATACTTACTTATTTCTACTCCTGAGTATTTGCATCCAAGATATGTTGCTGCAACTCCGTATGGCCCAAATCCACATCCAAATTCTAACACCCTCTTAGGATTAAACTTATCAAACCAATTCTTAAACATAAGAAAATGCCTTAATTCTAATCCTCTATTTTGAAAATAAAACTCATCCTTATCTATTTCAAATTCTTTCAATATTGTTTCTGGGATATCCAATGGGTTAACTGGGCTTTTTGGGTACTGTCCGAATAAATGGTCTTTATACCAATGATCTAAGAATTCCGGGGAATGCATCTTTGACTTTGCCAGGTGGTTTTTATATCTCTTTTTGTAATCCCAACATGCTGAGCAATAAGCCATGTGCCAGATGGTTGTTGGTCGGACATTAACATAATCTACGCTTCTCTTTCCCATTACTATTATTGAATGTTCTCTCAAGGGATATTCCAATTCACTCTTTATTTTAAATAATCTTCCATATACAAAATGTTCAGGCACTGTTGCATCTTCGTGTCCTAAGTCTCCAATAAAATGCCTCATCTTTGGGTTGTATAATCTTTCTGGATCTGCTTTTTGTATGAACTCTTTAATCTTAGTTAAGTCTTCTACTACTTCGTCTGCATCTATAGCCAAGCACCACCAACCGGGATATTTCTTCTTTAAATGGTCTAAATAAAAGTTCCTTTGTTTTCCATTCATCTGTTTATCTTCTTGATCATACTTGTTTTCTATTATCTCCCCACTGATAGTTTTGTCATCTGGATCGAAATTATTACCCACTATGTGCAGTGTATCATCTGTGCTTCCCCCATCACAATAAATTATTTCGTCTGCATCCGAAACAGAATCCAGGGCCATACCTATAAACTTCTCACAGTTCTGCCCCATTATTACCACTACTAATTTTTCCATATTATTGTCCGCATGCTTTGAGCATTGTTTCTTCCCATTGTTTATTTACTATCTTCTGGTTGTATTTTTCAATCACTGCTTTTCTGCCATTTTCTCCCATCTCTTTTGCTTTTTCAGGATTATTGGCTATGTATGCCATCTTTTCTGCTGCGTCTTGCACATCACAGAAGCCCCTTTCTACTTCCCAACTTCCGGTTAATGTTCCGTTTGATGATTCGATGTCATACTCTTTTGTTCCCTTTTCAAATTGGTTCATCTCTTCTACACCCGCCAGTTTAACTCCGAACCCAGATTTATTATCTACTACTATTTCTTGAATGGTTGTATAATTTGTTGCGACTACTGGTACTTTACAAGACATTGCTTCTACTAATGGGATGCCCCATCCTTCACCACTTGTGCTTAAAAAGAAACAATCCATCGCATTATAAACTTCATTCATTTGGTTCCAATCAAAAGAGTTCATTGCATTCATTCCAGTAAATAAAACCCTATTCTCAAGATTATATCTTTTTATTAAACTACTCATTTTCCAGGGAGCTGCTTGGTCGTTTGGATCTGTATGCAATAATAAAACAGCATTGGGTACCTTGTCTGCCAGAAATCTGAATGCCTTAATTGTTCTGTCCAGAAACTTTCTCGGTTGGTTTCTTGCTACTACTCCAACTACAAATTTGTCCGCTAAGTTCCACTTGACTCTTATTGCATTCCTTTGTTCGTCTGGAAGTCTATAAAACCTTTCTGGTTCGGTACCTAATGGAATGTATTCTGTATCTAAATTATAATAATCTTTTACTTGTTTTTGTGCAAATTTAGAATAAGCAATTGAAAGATCACACTTCTTTAATATTAAATCACATCCTTTGGGCATTCCACCACCACCATCTGAAGGATACCAAAAGATTGCTTTAGCTGGTGAGTGATCTATCTTCAAAAACCATCCATTGTTTGGGTTGTTTGGATCCCCATGTAACATAAATGTGTCTAAAATAATAAAAAAAATATCTGAGTTAGTCTTTTTTAGATGGTCTGATATCATGTCTGCGAAATACTGATGATTTAATCTTCCATATACTTTACACTTTATCTCTGTTCCGTCTTCCATCTTTGCATAATCTATTGTTTTCCCAATATGACCATTTGCTAACCAATGTACTTCATGCCCGCACTCTATTAAATAGTTTGTTAACTTTTTCGCTTGGTCTGAATATCCAGTTGTAATAAAAGGACTATCCGACAAGATCGTTATCACCATCTTTTTTTTCATTATATTTTTATTGACTCCAAGTCAAAATTATCTACCTCTTTTTTAGTTGGTGTATCACATCCAGATTTTAACAAGACACAAGCACCAGAAATTTGAAATGTGAATAATGTTCCCTCAGTAAAACATGCAGAAATGGTTTGCGGGAATGTTATCCCATATAAAGTCCTGTCCTTTGATTGCACTATTTTTCTAAGGCGATACTTCTTCATTCTTTTACCACGATTTTATACTTTTTAAATGTATGTGGTATTCCTTACGCAAAGATGATATTCATCTTTCTTATGTCCTGTTTTAACTTCTTTTTTATATCTACTAACTTGTCTATTTCTTTCTGAAGTTTCTTATTCTTTGGTCTCCAGATACTATTTATCTCTCCGAGTTCTTTGAGCTTTTTGAAAAAATCAACAATGTATTTAATTTCACTTTTAAGTTTCCCAACAACATACGGCTTACTTTCTTCTTCCACATTTATACAGATCTCTTCAAACTTACCACGCTTTAACACATATGTTGTGAACTTCATCTTAATATGTCATTCCAATTGCGAATCCTATTGAAAACGCTACCACAGAATATCCTAACGAGATAAATCCCCAGACTACTGCTGTTTTTAACCATCCACTTAAATCTTTAAATTGTACTTCCATTTTGAACCTCCTTTCATTTTCTCTGATTTCCATGATTATAAAATGTGGGCTACTCCGTTTTACCATTTCACCCACATCCCCGTCTTTCCGAGGTGTCATGTTTAAGGTGCAAAAAGTTCGTTAGAACTAATTGTTTTTGGGCAACAAGCCCAATGCGGTCAGCAGGATTCGAACCCACTACAATTTTACAGGTTTTCTATTTCAAAACTCTTTGCCTACCAAGGCAACCTTGACCGCTTATTTAATTGTTCCATTTGTCCATGAATATTTTTAATTCTACTGCTTTAATGTGTGAGCAATCACTTCCAGTCTTTCTGAAAAACTGACATTTACAAGTTCTATTTAACATGTCTACTTCGTGTGTTGTCTTGTTGTATCCAATTATTGGGAGTACTTTCCATTGTCCTTCTCCTTGATATTGAACGCATCCTTTCTCTAAGAACTTCTTAGCCTTTGATTTTTGTGATCCAACTAAGATTCCTTCTTGCTCTGCCCAATAGTATACATTGTTTGGGCTTATTTTTCTTGGTTTCTCTTCTGTTTCTATTGATGTATTTATCATTTCTTGCATTTGCTCAGTAAAAGTTTTAATTGTGTTTCTCTATGCTCTGTCATCCAAGCAAAAAATGCTAAGGGATTTTTATGCGCAGAGATCTCTCTTGAAAATTTATGATGAAGTGGACATAAAGCTATCCCATTTAAGGGTTCCCATCTTGAGTCTGCTACTTCTCTTGGGATTATATGATGTGCGTTTAGATATTCTGTTTTTCCACAGATTGCACACTTTCCACCAGCCATCTCTTTAACTTTGATAGCCCAGAGCTTGTCTTTCAGCTTCTTCATTTTTTGTTCTTCTTTTTGCTTGTCCATTTTATTTTGTTGCTTGTACGAGGAACCAGGCAATTATCTGCCAAGCCAACCATGCCCCTACAATGAGGAACATGTTTCCTGCGCCTATTTCGATTGTGATTTAAACTCTCCGGCATGAAATATCTTGTGATGTTTTGAGCATAAATAAACTGTATTCTCTTTAGTATATTTTCCCCCATGTGATCCTCTGATTATTCTATGGAAATCTGCCCCTTCATTTGAGCATCTGTGTGCCTCGCATAACCCTTTAGATCTTTCCATTATCAAATTCTTTAGTTCTTTGGTCATCTTTGTTGGTCCATTTAGATGCTTGCTTGTTTGATCCTTATGCATGTTTAGTATCCCCAATACTGTTTTGAGGTGTTTACATTCTCCAACACTTATTACCTTTGCATCTGGTCCCTTTCCAATTTTCTTTAGTTTCCTAAAAGAAAAGTCTGGGCAACTACAGCTGAATTTCAATATAGTTCCATTTTCTATTTCAACCCATTGCTGATGCCCAGACAATTCATAAAAACGTTTCATAACTCGTTTTCTGCTGCCTTAAATGCGGCTACTGCTTCCAGTGTACCTGACATTAAGGTTTCTGTCTTTCCTGCTACGAACAGTTCAGTTCCCCTTAATACACAGTTTCCGGCATCCACTTTAATTCTTGTTTCTGTTTCTGGCGCTCGTGGTGCTTCTCCTTTCTCCAAGACTTCTATCTTGGCCCAGTTGTGATATGTTCTTCCATCTTTCTCGGTTATCTCATATTCAACCTTTACTTTGTCCTTCCATTCGCATGGGACATTCTGATTAAAGTTGCTATACCAAATATCTCCAACCTTAATTCCTTTCTTGTCCTTCCGCATTGATTCAACAATTCCTTCTACGTTCTCCATTTGTTTCTCCTGTGGGTTTCTTGTTTGCCCACTGTTTATTTAATAGAACCTCTAAGAAGTTCCGACTAATGGCTGGATAATATTTGTACCCGAATCCATTTGAATATAAAGTTTTAATCATGTTTTTTCCTCCAAATATAATTTTTTCTGCGATACCAACTCCATCCTTCTTAATTGTTCTTGCTCGCTTAAGTTCTTCCATTCTTCATTCCGTTTTCTGCTGTGCCTTTTTGCATATTCCCTATTTTTAACTATAAATGAAGCAGTACTACAAGCTGTACAATATTTTGCCGAGTAATATCTATTTGTGATTTCCTTCCCACACAATACACAATATCTTTTTACTTTTTTTCTATTTTTTGAAACTATTTCTGCACGCTCAGCTATATTATTTAAATATCGTCTATAAATTCTTTCATCATTGCATTCCTTACACAGATTAACCTTTCCATACTTCTTCTTAATAAATAACTTTCCACATTTTTCACATTTTGTTTCTTTCATCTTCTTTGTAAGTCTCCTCTTTTATACGCGGTTTCAATGATCTCCGCAACTACTTCTTCAAAATATTCATTTTTCTTTCTCATTAAAGCATTCATACTTATTAATTCTGATTGAGTAAGCCATAAATTCAAGAGTATTTTATTTTTTCTGTCGTTCATTTCAAATCCTCCCCTGCAAGTTCATGTAATGCCTCAATAGCTAAGTCTTCTGTTTCCTCATTCACAAACGCAAAATTCTTCAATATATCATCTTCAACCTTTTTAATAAATTCTTTGACATTTTCTTTAAAAAATCCTTTTTTCCATTCTAAAGATTCTTTTCCTCTTATTTCTAAATCCCCAATAGTTTGATATTTATTTAAATCAACTTTATTTATTATAATATTACATTCTTTATCACTTAAACTCATTTCAAATCCTCCCCTGCAAGTTTGTCAATTAAAAATACAACATGGACTTTGTATGCGTCTGGGATTCTTTTCTTCAACTCTTTAATAAATTCTTTGACCTCTCCTGCTGGGAAATAAAAACCAATTCCCTTTTCCCCATTCGGATTAATAATCTTAACTTCTTTATCACTTAAACTCATTTCAAATCCTCCTCTGTGAGATTGAAGAAGTGCATCATGTCGTCTTGTCTTTTTTCATTCCATATATCGCACTTTGGACAATGTTGGTCTAAATTTCTCCAATGCTTAATCCATTTCACAGCTTCGGCTTTTAGTTTATTTTTAATCCTCTCACAAGTTCTAATCATTGTTTCTTGATTTGTTTCTGGAAGGTCATCAAACTTTACTCTGCATTTTCTATTAGTTTCCCAACCAACCTTATCAGCTTCTTCTTCATAAAAGTTATGAAACAATATTGGTAAATTCATATCTTTCAAAGTTTTAAGTTTATTCATTTTCTCTTGCCAATATTCGGTCCTCCTGTTCTTTAGTTAATCCAAAACAGTCTGCACACTCTTCTTCAATCATAAAATCGTATTCAATATCTTTTCCGCAATTATTGCAAATCATATTGTATCTTTACCTCTTTTCCAATTAGTTCTTTTGGTAGGATCACGTGCCCCGAGTTGCCTGCCTTTTTGACTACCTTGATTGCTATTAGCTTCTTGATCTTATCTCCCTCATAAATAGTTCTTGTTCTTGTTATTGTTGGTTTCATTCTAAATCCTCCGAATCTTTCTTGTATATCTCTGGGAATCTTACACAATCGCATCCACGCAGTGCATAAAATTTTCTTCCACACTTACCACACTTCCAGACTTCTGGAGTTACTCCTTCCATTGTAAGTCTCTCGTCTTCTTTTGTTTGTTTGTTTTCATTTTTTATTCATCCTCTTTTTCCTCTCTAAAATTGTGTTCATTTTTCGTTGTGCTTTAACTTTTGAATAACCAGAATGAATATTCATGGTTTCATATCCATCTTCAAATATCAATACACTCCAGTCTTTTACAATCTTTACTCCTCGTAGATTCTTTAGAGTTGATTTTGTCTTCAATTCTTTAATGTCAAATATTAATCTTCCTGTTGTTTCCATGTTTATACCACGTATAACCCATTTATAAAACCTTCCCTGTTCACTAAGGTGAACCTCGTCGGTACCTTAGTGCACACTTCATTTCTCTCTCAATTTTTTTAGATTTATTTATCGACTGCCTTTTTGTCCGCCAGTCTTTCTTCCAGTTCCTTTTCCGCCAGCTCTGCCCTTTCCATTTCCTCTCCCATCTCTTGGACCTGTGCTTCCGCTTCTTGGACCTGTTGTATCTCTGTTTGCCATTTTGATTATCTTTTCTTTGCCATCCAGAAATTTTCCCACACACTGTGAGTTTCTGAAATAATCTCCTTCCCTTGATGCAAGGCCCACTCGGGTGTTTCTTCTACTTCATTAACATTTCCACCGTAACCATATCTACCAATAATTTTTGCTAATTCTTTATTAAACATAGAAACTTCGACGGATCCTTTTAATAATCTATCAATTTTAAATCGTCTATCAGTAGAAAGCGTTTCGGTTGACATAGTGGAAATCTAAGGAATGCTTTCTTTTTAAATCTTTCATTAATGCTGTTGGATCCTTTCGATATTGTTCCAGTAATCTTAAAGCCCTATTAATATGTTTTGAAAGATTCTGATCTGTTTGATCTAATTCTTTTAAGAATTTTTTAACATCATCTTTCGGTCTGAAGGCAATTGGTTTATTTTGTAGTACCAGTTTGTTCCATGGCTTGAGTCCTTTTGCATGTGCAGTTGGATTTAGTGATTTTTTCATTGTTTTTTAAAAAAGGTTCGTACAATCATTGTTTTTTTTGTTTTTTAAAGGATTTATAATTAAGATTAATATAATTCAATCTTAAAAAAAAGAGATCCTTACACTCTTTTAACCTCAAGTAGTATAACAGAAAACTCCTTTATTTCCTGGTTCTTACAAAGCCCTGGGCAAAAGTACCGACGACAAATGGGGAGAATCCCCGCTCCATAAAAAAGTTGCTGCGTATCCAATTTAATTTCCATGAATTATCTACGTATCTTTCTTTTTTAAAACCTTCTAAAAACTGGTTTTTTCCTTGTTTAATTGTGCGAACTGGATTGTGCGAACTAAACCAAAGGTTTATATACATTAATTACTTACATATCTTATACGGCGGCGTATCCAATTTCCATAATTTTTGCCGCCATTACAGTCTGGCCGATCGGCTGTCACATTGATCTCTATACTGGCATATTTTATCACAGTATTCATTTCTTAATTCTTCACCATGCTTTTCTACATACCTTATCTTTTCTGGTTGTGTTAATCCTTCCAATGCTGATTTTAAACGTGTTCTCTCCCAGTAAATTCTTTGTTTGTTACTGTTGCATTTCATTCTCTACCAGCTTTTGCAACCCATCTTTGATATACATAACATTCTTTGAATCCATCATCTGAATCGAATAGTCTCGGTTTTAAACAAGTTCTGTTCAATCCTTTTGGTCTGAGCGCGCAGTCTCCAAAGGCCTTGCCATAAACAAGTCTTGGATTTCTAACATAAGGACAAACATATTTTCCTTCTACTTCTAATTCTTGTATCTGTTCTAAGGTTAATCTACTCATATCCAATTACCTTCTTTGCATGGAATCTTTTTCCTTGTTCTAAAACTGCTTTCTGCATAAATTAAAAAAATAAAATAAAAATAAATTTAACTCGTCTTATGCAAGAACGATATTTTGGTCTTCTACTTCGCCTTCATTGATTTCAGTTGTAACTTCCAAATATACTTTCTTATCGTTGCCGTCAACGTCTTCGTAATATACTTTTAATTCTTGTACAACAACTGCGTCTTCGTCATCAACGTCGTAAGATGTAACTTCCTCGTCTTTTACAACGATTCTGTCAATGTCTTCTCTCTCGTCAATGTCTCCAAGTAGTGCATCAATTGCTTCGTAGATATCTTTGTTGTCTCTGCTTTCAAATTCGTCTGTTGCTAATTCTTCAGCCACATCTTGCCAGTTTTTATCTTCGTCTAAAGTCAACTGAACATCTTGAACTGCGCCGAGAACATCCGAGTTATTTAAGGCCGGTAGAACTGGACAATCAACTGCTGGTACTTCAATAGCTGGTGCATTTACTAATACAAATGCGCTTCCTGCTGTAAAGAGAACCAATAAAGCCATAATCCAAACTAAGCTCTTAAAAGTTACGGTGTTAACAAAATTCTTTTCCATATTTTGTGTCTCCATATTTAATTAAAGTACTCGCAAAATACTCGAAAGTACTCTGGAATAATAAGAAAGTATCATTTTTAAAGGTTTGTATCACCAATATTTAGTATTTGGAGATAACATAGTTTTTTTAATAGATAAAATTTCTTCTGTGAAAAGTGGCAAAGCCGCAGTCTGCCAATACCATGGTGGACTATCCCATAAATAACTTCCATTTGAATCTCTGTACATTCCATCTTGTGTTTCTGAAACGTAATCATATTCTCTATTATAAAAATCTATTAATGAACCAGTTTCATGTGTTACACTTAGTGAACCAATTGCTATTGCATATAATGCTTCTCCTCCAGCACCAGTATACCAACCACAATTAATAATAGAACCTGTATTTGCATTAGCGAATCCTGCTGCATCACTCATGGCATAAACTTTTCCAACATTATAACAATTTTCTATTATCCCACTATTGCTATATACAATTCCTCCTGCATCAAACGCAGAAGCTGTTGTTCCTGCTTTATATGAATTTAAAATACTTCCAGTGTTTGTTGACACGATTCCTCCAGCAGTAACACTTTCAGCAGAAGAGTTTGCGTCACAATAAACATTTTCAATAAGTCCCGCATTTCTACCAGCAATTGTCCCAGCATCACCATATCCATTAAACGTAGAATTAACAACCCCAACATTTTTTACTTCTGCTGAACCAGAAAGATTAGCAAACATCCCAATGTAACTATCTACAATTTTAACACAATGTATATCTGATATTGTGAAATAACTTCCATTAAATGTTCCAGTAAATGTAGTATAACTTACCCCACTAATGAAACCGAATGGAGTGTAAGGACTACCTATTCCTGCCCATCCTGCATCCGAAGAGGATAGATTAGTAGTTAATACATAGTCTCCACTAAGGTCAGTACTAATTCCGCTGAAATCTGCCCAGCTTGCAATGTCTGTCATGTTCTATTAAATTATGTTGTATCCTGTAAGAGTTACCGATGTACTTCCCACAGTTGTTGTTGTCAAAGCAAATGAACCTCCAACCGCTGTTTCTATTGGTGTTTGCAAGTTTGTCACAAATCCACCATTCTCTCCAAGGAATACTGTATAAAGGTCTGATCCACCTGTTGAAATTGTCAAGTTGTTTGCCGGACTTCCGATTGATGCCACTATGTCTGTTGCTACTGCTTTGCTTCCTGCTCCTGCAGCCCATAGATCTGTTGTTGTTGCCGAAATCGATGTTGCGTTTCTAAGTTCCTTGATATAGTTTGTGTCGTCTTTGTATGTTACCACAGATCCATTCACAACCACATCGTTAGTCACTACTACCGAACTTCCCAAATCTCCAAAGTTTTCAACAACTACTGCTGATCCAGTTATTACTGTTCCATCAACTGTTTGTACTGCTAAACTTCCAACTTCTGTTACGTTAGTAACTAAAACAGAACCTACCTGCGACCAAGCACTTCCAAGGTGTACGTTATTTCCTGATTGGATATATACTGCATCAACATTTGCACTTACCGAACCAATAAAGAAATTTCCTCCAGAAACTATCGATACTGCTACAGAAGATATTGATCCTGCGTTTGCTACGAACTTATTGTATTCTCTATCTCTTAAACCGTCTGATAATGTATAAGTCATTTAATCCTCCTTTCAATTCTCTGTTTGAATATATAAATCATTTTCCTGTTTGTTTTTGTATTTTAAGTGTCGAAGGCGGTCCTCACGACACATATAAACATCGCAAATTTGTTTTATAAATATTGATTAATCGGTTTTATACTAAAACTGTGCAGATAATAATGCTCCGAGGGCGATCCCAAGAAGGGTTAATACCACAGACGCCCAAGTCGGAAGTCGATTATGAAAGTGATTTGAAACATCTTTAAGATCTGCCTTTATGCTTTGAATATCATCTTTTATGTCAGTCACTATTTGTCTTGTCACTTTTCCGTATGAACAACCATTCATTTTTTCCTGTGTTTTAACCAATTTCTAACTGCTTCAACCAATGGAACAATCACCAAAAACTCAGGGTGATTTGTCGCATAAGAAAGAACCCCTGCTACCAGGATTTCCAATGCAATAATTCCAAACTTCTTTGCAGTTATTTTCCAATTGTATTTTTTCATTTTGTCTATTTAATTCGTATGATCCACACTACACTATAGTAAGGAGGAAGGGTACTCGCTGAACTTGTAGTTCCTGTTCCGCCCGCACCTGTTGTTCCAGATACCGAACCTGTGTGTGAATGTGTGTCTGAACCTGTTGTTGCAGTATCAGAGAAAGTATGATAGTGATTGGAATAAGTGCTTGTACTTCCTATTTGTGGATGCGCGTGGGAATTATCTGCCCCACCTGCTGAATTAACACTTGTAACCCCGGGGCCACTAACACTGGTTACAAAATCATGTGTGTCGTCACAATCCCCAGTATTCCCACTTAATGTATGACTGTGCGCTCCTGCTGAACTTGTTGATCCACTAACACTAACTGTATGGGTATGTGAATCTGAAGAAGTTGTAAAAGAATCACTAAAACTATGACTATGACTACCACCAGTATGTGTATGTGTTGCTGCTCCGCCCGTTGATCCGGAGCTTGAACTTCCACGTAGAAATCTATTATCTCCATTTAAATCGGGTATTGTCGTTCCACTATATGGACTGTCTACATCGCTAACTATTGAACCATCACATTCTGTCCAATTGTCTGGTAATGCTGGGGTTCCGGTTAATGTTTTCAGCCATGATGCCACAGTTCCAACTGGTGCTCCAAGGTTGCTTGCCGAGGCATAAACTGTCAATGCAGTACCGCTTACAAGATCATCACTCGGAGAAATAGAATTGAGTCTATCGATTATTGGATTGAGCCCACTTACCCCAAGTGTACTTCCAGCTATCACACCTGCTGCTAATTGAACCCCGCTCGCGTATTGACTAAACAGTTCTACCATTTTATATTAAGTTAATTTTGTTTTTTAAATATTGATTGTTTAATTTTATACTTAAATATACAATTTAAATACTTGTTGAATCTGAAGTTCTTGTTCACCATCGAACACTAAACTCCCTGTTAAAACTTCCCTATTCAACATTGAACTCCCGACAGTCATTACTCCGTATTCTTTTAGGATGGTCCCACTTATTTCTAATGGTGCCCAGTTTCCTATGACAGTCACTTGCTCATTCGCCGTTAAATCATACTCATTTATCTGGTTCCGGTCTGTTTCATTTTCAAGTACCGTATCGCCACTTGTGAATGCGGTACTTCCTATCCCTATTGCTATATGGGATGGAATGGCTGAGCCAGCCATATTCGCTGCGATTACGTTTAATGCGGTTGTTGTTATTCCCATTTTATCCTCCTTTCATCCATTTAATACTACGGATCCTCCAACCCATGGCCCCAATATAGATCTTGGATTATTTAATACATCATGCCCAGGAATGTTAAAGTAAAATCCAGAACCAATGCTTGTTTGTACTATCTGATAAGCCCCGGACACCCCTACGCTTCCTGTGGAGATTTCTATGTTTGTTACCGAAGTATCAACGTCTGATGCTTCCAATTCTCTTAATCTTAAAATTTGTTCTTTCATTGTATCAGCAAAATCATAAACTTTTTTATTCAATCTGAGACTTGTAGTGTTATCTCTTAGTGTTGTCGTCGGTGTTAGATCATAAATACTACTATAAACTGCATATTGCTTGCTCGGTTGTCCTTGGTCCGGAATATGTACAGTCACTAAGTTGCCTGGCGTTACGTTTGTTATTCCTGCAACATCTACCTTTCCCTCTATTTTGGGATCCTTCAATTCAGATAAGGTTGATGACGCTACAATGCTTGCTTCTTCTAAGTCTTTTATGTTCTTATCTACAATTAGTTTATGCTTTGGCCCATAAGCTGCGATACTTGTGTCGTCCCTTGTTCTTCTAATTAGTGGAGTACTCCTCTGATAATCAATTATGACTACACTACCATTTGGTACAGTGTTATCTCCTGCAGTAGTTCCACTTGTCAAGATAACATCCTTTTGCTGAAAATCAACTAAAAACTTTACATCTTGTTCTGCTGGGTTACTAATGTTAACAATTCCCCCTGGTTGCAGTTGTGTATTTGTTGTACCACTTAAATTAACTGTAACATTATATGGCTTTGAAGTTAAATCAAACTTTGAACCAGTATTATCTGTCCCAACAGTGAATATTTCCTTTGCTCCAGTTAATTGTCTTGCCCCGTATACTGTTATCTGATTATAAATCTCTTGATCTGATTCTCTAAATACTGCGGAAGTTATGTTTGTATCATCTAAAACTTCTGAAGATAGAATTGTATCCTTTTCAACAAAATGCAAGTCTTTGTCTTCGTCTACATAAAAATAAAATCCCGCGATCTTTGCTACCCTATCTATTGCATCAAATACACTTACTCCATTGAAAGTTATCCTTTCTATAGTTGTTGTTGTTGGGTTTACATTATTTACGGATATGAGTGTGGGAGATACGTTCTGGGCCATTAATGATTCAATGATCTTGCTTGCTTCTGCGTTCTTGAAAATTCTTGGATCCACGATTATATCTTGTAATATTGCCCCATAATCTCTACCAGTTAATTCAACGGTTTGTTTTGCACCCCGCCCACTGAATCTTATATCTTCTATTATCCCTGTAAAAATAAGTGTCGTTGGAGGGTTTTCCTCGTCGGAATATACTTCTACCTTCTGGTTTAAAGTAAACTCATCATTATATTTACCAAATGGACTATCAAAAGAGATCTTAAAGTTGCTTGTTCCATTTGATTCGCCGGCTGTCCTTTCTACTATTATCTGTTTGGATGTATCATACTGTGTCATGTTATTACTAACCTCGTATAAAGTCTTCTGAACTTTGGTGGGATGATTTTATTAATATCAAGATCATCTGTGAATGTTGGTACGTCTATAATCTTCTTGTGGACTTCTTTCTTAAAGATATCTGTTTGGAGTGCAAATTCAGACAGCCATTTTCTAACACGGGTCCCAGCCTTAATAGTTGTTCCTTCGTAATTAGTTATTTTATCTGAAACTGAAAAGCTGAACTTTCTGCCGGAACGAGTTATTGTGAACAAATCAGAAACGGTTGTTGTGTCTTGCATATCTATTGCAGTTTGCTCAGATTGTCTTCTTATAGCCAAGGTACTCTTTGGGATTATTGCATCATCAAAAGTTTCCACGAATACGTGTCTGGACTTATCTGTATCGAATGAATCCTCTATCTGTAGTTCTTCATCAAAGAACCTATAAAACGTTATCGCACTTCTTGTATAACTAAAAGGGTCTAAGAGAACCACACTATCGTTAATCTGCAAAGTCCTCACCTCTGCGTTCCTCTTTATATCTATTGATTCAGATAACGATTCAATATCATTAATCTCTATATTAGTAATCTCTGTTACCCTCGCTATGTGGATTGATTCTCCTAAAGTTACTGAATCATCGAACTGTTTAATGGTGTTTGTTGGATTCTTTAAATAATTAAAATCGTCTGATAATGTAGTAGATTCTGATATCTGCATTACACTATGCTCGCTCACCCTTTGTATTATTATATTTTCTGACAGCGTGGACTCGTCTGCGAATGTTTCTGGAGTGTAAGTCTTACTTTGTTTATAGATTGTAAGGTTATCCAACAAGGTTGTGTCGTCTTCGGGATAGAATGGATTTTGAAAATGTCTCGTTGGTCGATAAATATCTATGGCCTCTACTATTGTAAAACTATCCAGCACCTCAGGAGTAAAACTTTTAGCCTCCCAACTTAAAAAAGGATATCCCATTATATAACCCAAACCTC